GTCCATTCGTGCTTTCTGCACAGTTGTCATTCCAGATGAGTCAACGGACCATCCACGGCCACACACATAGTCACGCTTGCTGTTTATAATCGCATGATGCTTGGCTGAATTTCTGTATAATTCCAACAGAAAGTCTGGATAACGATTTTTGTATTCGCCTTCTGCGCCATATAGAATCCAATCTTTGCCACGTGCTTCCTTGAACACAGGAACCACGTTTGCTTCAAAATTTAATATGCTGAAATTATTCGCCATAAACAGTATATGTTTGGTTGCCACCTGTGTACACTTGTGTTGCTGCAGGTGTTCCTGTCACTTTTACGATTCCTTGTTCTAATAGTGACAATCCTGTTGGGTCAAGATTTGATGATGAACTATTTGCGTAAATGAAATATTGCCATTGGCCATCATTGCCAAGTTTCACTTCTGCATTGGTTGGTGTTGGTATTCCTGCTCCAACTTCTGTGATGGAGAATTGATTGAATCTATTTGGAAATGCAGATGAATCCTGTGCTACGCAATATTGCACACCTTCAGTTGTATCACTTCTTAATTCAAACAAGTAATATGTTGCTGTGCCATACTCGGTTAATGTCACAACAACATCATTGCTGCTATTTCGGTCGATGTTTATCACACCGCAAACACAACATATTCCACATCCACATCTGCTGTGTCAGCTTGTGCGCTGATTTCATTGATGTCAACAAATGCGCTGAACGCACCTGCACCTGTGTCTGCATCCATGCTTCCTGTGGACAGCATAAATGTGGCACCTGCATCAACTTTTACATCAGCAGTTTCTGCGCCAGATTTCTTGAATCGCACACGGATGAAATTGGTGTTGTCTAAATTGGTTATTCGAATGTAACGAATTGAAGCCCTTACAAATTTGCCTTGGCCATTGTTGCTGTTCAATTCAATCAAGTCCATCTCGCCAGATGATGATACTGTCATCACTCGCCTGTCAGCTTCTGCGACATTGTTGATGGTCCTTGTATGTGCGCCACCACGTTCAATTCCACCTAACTGCAAACTTTCTGAAACTGTGATTGTTGCCGTGCTTGCTACTACTGTACTCGCCATGATTGTTGTGCTTTCTTTTAAATAGCAAATAGTTCAGATTGTGCCAAAATGCAGAAAGGTGCAGCAGTAACGCCACACCTTTCACAACAGAGAGAGAAAAGAAAAATCTTATGGTTCGGTTACTGCATCAATCATTGCTTGAACAGTTCCGCTTGTTGGTGTAAGTTTCAATGACATTGCAGGCTCCATTCCAGAGAAAGTCAATGTGTATCCTTGCAAGTCACCAAATGCAGTTCCTGTTGCTGCTGTGCCTGCTGTGATTTCAAGGCCATTTGACCTTCCAACAACAAACGTGTTTGGTGTTTCGTCATTGGTTGTGTACATAATCACAACACGATTCTGCGCTAGTAGCTTGATTTCGTCACGTGTAGCTGTGGCTAATTTTGGAAGAACAACGCTTACTTCTGGCGCCATATAAACAGTTCCATTCTGGATGGATGCTGTGATGGTTTCCGTAACTGCTGAAGTTTCCTTCAGTTGTTCGTAAGATTGAAACACCAATGATGGTGAGCCAAACTCAGTAATATCGCCACCGCTAACTGTTTCAACCAATGCTTCGTAATCAGCTAATGTTGCGATATACAATTTTTTAATTCCACCTATACTGTCGCGGCAAGGCAATGCATAGTTCTGGGTAAGAGGGCAGCTCATTTGCTAATTGTTTTTTTTAGTAATGGTGATGGCATTTCTGCCATCACCTTTGAATCAATTCTGTTATATACGAATCTGTGCTACTTCATCCAAATAGGCCACGTTTGTGCCTAAAGTGAATTCCATAACAAAGCGCAGTTTTCTCTGGTCTTTACTGTACCACATTTCGACATTAGAGAAATCTTCATCAAGCGATGTTCCAAGGTACATATTGCTTGTACGCATCAAGTAACCATTTTGGAATCCTGACAATCCGTTGACTGCAACAACTTCAATTCCTGTTCCAGGGAACACAAATCTTAGTGGGTCGTAATCCGTTTGGTATGATGCAAGCTGTCCTGCTGTAGTTGCTCCATTTCCTGCAAGCAATGCGCCAACCAATAGTCTGAATCGGTCATAGCCAAGGAATAGCTTTGCATCATCCTTGTCAATGATAGAAGATGGTGCTGCTGTGTACAATCTTTGTACTGCTTCAACCATGTCTTCAATGTTCATGCTTGTCAATGCGGCACCAAAGCCAATTGTTGCGCTGTTTGCATCAACAGTTCCAGATGCAGTCTGTGTTCTAAGACCATCAAAAAACTGTAAGTTTCCAGATACCAAAGAAGAATCTGATTGCCAGATTGCAAGTTCAACTTGCTCCTGTACTTTTGCAATCAAGTTGTTCACGAAGAATTCTTCAAATGGAATTGCTTCTTGATGTGCGCCTGCCGGAAGTTGCTGTGATAGCCACTTTGCTTTCAAGTCATTTGGACAAAGCTCAAGATTAATCTTGATNTGTCCTGGATTGATTGTTCGCTGCGTGATTGTCACATCACCATCATTTACAAATGTACATCCAGCATTATCTTGGAAATTTACATCTGTATTAAGAATTGACATCTTGGTTTCACCTTGGATGCCAAGTTGCTTTTCCATCATCGATGCAGTTCTACCTGCTGTCACCGATTTTGCTAAAATTGGAAACGAATTTTCGTTTACGTAATCCGTTAGTCCTGCTAAATCAAAAGCCATTGTTTAATTTTTTATTGGTTAAAATTTCTTATTTACGATTTAATACCTTTCTCATGCGCTCCACCATTTCATCAGCATTGTCTGCCTTTGCGAATGGATTGTTCACCTTCTTCGTTGGTTCAACAGATGGCTTTGCGGCCATCTTTTCCACGATGTCAGTAATCATTCCAATGGCTTTTTCCATGTCATCGAATCTGGTGTTGATTGCTTCAACTGCTTCAACAGATGCAAAGTTTTGTGCTGCAACAACATCAGCAGCAATGGCTGACATCTTCACATCCACATCTTCTGTGGACATTTCTTCCTTGTCCTTTTCTTCTGCTTCAACTTCTTCTTCAGATTCTTCTTCTTCAGCTTCTGGAGCCAACACTTCAACAACAACTGCACCTTCAGTTCTGATGATTGTGCCATCTTCCAATTCATGGTCACCATCTGGTGCATCAATTTCATTGGCTGCTTCGTCAATAACTTTGACAACAGCACCAACTTCAACAGCAGGGTCAATCCTTACAATTGTTCCATCTACCAATTTAGCATCCAAGAATGCAGCTTCAACTGCTTCTTCTGTTGCTTCTGTTGATTCTGCTCCGAAGAGTAGATTCTTGATTTCTGGCAATTTATCACCAACCAATTCTGAAATATTCATAGTTGTTCCTTTTTCTTAAATAGATAATGTTCTGATGTGTGCCACTTACTTCTGAATGGCATCAATTACTGCATCAATTACTTCTTGGTCCATAGTCATTTCTTTGTCTTCTCTGAAGATGCCTTCAACAGAAAAGCCCTTCAGCATATAGCCATCGTCTTCCTTGATTTTCTGCCACACTTCATCATTTTCAATTCGCATACTTCCAAACCAACTGCCTTGTGGAACATCCTTGAATCCTTCTGGCACACCTTTGACATCGTCAACAATCCAAGATTCAAAAATGAACACATCATCCACAGGTGTTTCATGCATTTCATTGACTGCCTTGGTCAGTCCATTCTTCATGAACTTGTAGACGATTTTGCGAATCACATCTGATGTGAAAACAACATACCATTCCTTGTCATCAATGCGCCTGTAGATTGGCAAATTGGAAATCATAAACGGACCTGTTATGATGCGCTTTTCTTGGCTTTCAATTTTGAACTTGTATGGTTCCTTGATTTTACTGAACGCCATAAAATCACGTTCTATTGCAGGTTCATCGACTAAACTGACGAAATCCACGCCACTTTCATCATCATCATCAATGGTCAAATAGACCAATGGTATTTTCTTTGGTTTTTCC